TATGGTAGTGTAGGGGCGGGGACTTGAGCCATGTACTGAGAGAAGGTGAGTTTGATGAATTTGGGGTCAAGCGTGTCGTGCTTGGCATCAGCTACATCTTGCCAATCTTCATTCAGTTTTGCGCTTTGTGTTTCCACAAGGCGTTTTCGCATTTCTGCGGGAAGCTTGTCGTCACCGAAGGTGATTACTATTCCTTCAGGGGTTTTGGTGTAGATGGGTCGGGGGGCCGCATCGTCTGCCAAAGCGGGGTGAAGGGTGGTTGAAATTTGGTACATAGGGGTCGAAACTCCCATGTCTCCTAAGAAGGTGTAGTCGGGCATGTTGTCCTGAGTCCACCGCAAATAGACGTCGTGATAGGAGAGGGGCACTTCTGCAATGCCTTCGTGTCTCCAGATCTCGGCGATCCTATTGCGGTAGAGCTGAAAACGTTCAACGCCTGAGGACCACAAACGGCAGAGGGCGTCGTTTCCAATGGCAACAGTTGCTTGCAAGCGGGTCAATGAAGACCCCCAATGCGAGCAGCTCTTGACAATGGATTCTTCTAGGATGACAGGGAAGTAATGTTGGGAGGGGATTGGTGAATCGGGATCATACCGAGTTTTGCATTTTAGGAATTCAATTTCACAGAGCGGGACGAGGTCAGGTTTGAGCTCGCCCTTGTCAGCTGCAGTGAAAATGATATCATATTCTGCTAAAAACTCGGAAATGGTCTTTGGGTTGAAGTATGAGACATTTTTGTTGACTGAAGTGGCGTTGTCGTCACCATAGACCACAAGTTTGATGAACTTGCGATAGAATTCCAGACTTGAGAAATGGGGGGCGAATTGTTTTGAGAGATTGAGAAATGCTATTCGCCAGTGCATTTGCACAACCCAGGAGTTGAGGTTGGTGGTGTTGACACCGCCTGAGTTGTTGTGGCCCATCTTGGAGAAGAGCCATCTGCCAATGCGGCAGGGTGAAAAAGCAAGGGAATGCATAAGAAGGATTCGAGCGTCGTTGTCGTGTTTGGTGTTGTTGGGATTTGTGTCATAAAAAAGGTTTGCTGCTTCAGCATACTTTAACATGCACTGCGTGGTGACGCATCCCTCCATACCAGTGTAGTCGCCGGCGAATCCAACTTCTGAATTTCTTTGCCACCGTTGGTACATTTGTTCCCAGTCTTGACTGAAAACATTCATACCAACGGCGCTTTCTAAATCTATGAAGTGTGAGTAGATGTGATTGATGAAATCACCGAAGTATTTACGGTACAACAGTGTGGCTGAAACGGGGGAGGAAACGATCATACGAGTGGCTGGGACGCCATTCGTGTCAGTTCCCATGACTCGCTTCATTGGGCGTAGTTCATCTTTTGTGTTGACGTTCCAAACGAACACGGGGGAGATACCTTGGGAGATAGCTTCCTCGCATTCACTTAGATCGTCAATGAGGGGTTGATCGATGATTTGTCGGGGGGTTTCTTTGGTGAAAAAAGAGGCCTTACCAGTGCCGGCGGGGGCGCGGTCGGCATACCCAAATCCAGCGGAAGTGTCCATTGGAATTGGGCCTAGACTCATTCTCTTTCCATCGGCATTGTGAATGCCACTGATGGCTTCTTGTGGGGTGAGAGCTTGGGGGGGTCTGAAAGTGGGGACTGACATGTACAATGAGTGAATATCATACATTG